CACGCTGACGGCGCTATTAAATGTACATGGCCTGCGTACTTGCCTAGTCAGAAGATGCGTGCTGGTGAGGCGTGGTACATCAATACGGCGTCATTTATCATAGACCGCTTTGAGGATGGGCGCGTATCAGCGTCCGCAGCCAACTGTGAGTTTGTGCTATTTATGATGCTAGATGACATCGGCACCAAGTCCAAGACACCGCCTCTTGCACCGACATGGATTCTTGAGACTAGTCCTGATAATTTTCAGTATGGCTATGCTTTTAGCGAGCAACCGACTAAGGGTGAGTTCACGGCAGCGGTCAAAGCCATTGCTGCGGCAGGTTACACCGATGCAGGAGCTACCAACGCAGTTCGTAATGTGCGTCTGCCAGGCTCAATTAACCTAAAGCCTGGGCGTGATAATTTTGAAGCCAAGCTGGTGGAGTTTCATCCTGAGCGTGATTACACATTAGACGATATCTGCACGGCGCTAGGTGTCACGCCTGCGCCTGCTGATACGAATTACTATGCGCCCATCAGGTTAGCCGACAATGGTGGCGATGATGTGTTAGCATGGCTAAATGATCAAGGCATGGTTCTTTCCAAGATCAACGGCGAAGGGTGGCTATCAGTCACTTGCCCTAACAATGCCGAACACACTGATGGCAACCCCGAAGGTCGGTACAAACCCCTAGATCGTTCTTATTGCTGTTTACACTCGCATTGTGTCGATTTCGGCAGCCAAACATTTTTAGATTGGGTTGCCGCTAACGGTGGCCCTAAAGTTACCCACGGCCTGCGTGATCAATTGATCGCTGAGGCGATGACCGTAGCGCTTGCCAAGATCACGCCGTCCGATATGTTCACCGATGACGCCGACGTTAAAATTGCCGAAGTCGAACGCAAGGAACTTGGTCGTGTCGAGAAGTCCAAGTGGTATGAACGGTTTGCGTATGTGCAGGATGACGAATCCTATTTCGATATGCAAGACAGACGCGAAGTGTCCAGACAGACTTTTAACGCTCTGTTCCGCCACATCAAATGTATGTCACTTCATGCCCCTACCGTGAGAGTCGAGGCGTCTATTAGTTTTGATCAGAACAGGCAGGGCGCAGGTGCTAAGGCGCTCGTGGGGATTACATACGCTGCGGGTGAGACTGTACTCGTAGCCCGTGACGGCGACTTGTACGGCAACAGATGGCGTGACGCTCGGCCTGATGTGTCAGCCGTGGTGGCCTCAGACTTAGGCGTTGCCCCGTGGCTGGCTCATTGCCGTGAGCTGGTACCTGAGCCTGCCGAGTTAGAACATTTACTGGACATCATGGCCTGTAAAGTCCAGCACCCGCAAGTTAAAATCAATCATGCCGTGCTGCACGGCGGCGATGAGGGCAGCGGTAAAGATACGATGTGGGCGCCGTTCATTTGGGCAGTCTGTGGCAGTCACCTTAAGAACCGTGGCATTATGGATAACAACTCCATCAACAGTCAATGGGGCTATCAATTAGAGTCTGAAATACTTTTAATTAATGAGTTAAAAGAACCAGACGCTGCCGCCCGTAGACAGTTGGCCAATCAGTTAAAACCCATCATAGCAGCGCCGCCTGAGATGTTGCCGATCAACCGTAAGGGTTTGCACCCGTATCAGATGGCTAATAGACTGTTCGTTTTAGCGTTCTCGAATGATCCCGTGCCGATCTCGTTAGCGTCTCAGGATCGTAGGTGGTTCTGCGTGTGGTCGGCGGCGCCTAGAATGGACGCCGTGGCAGCTCAAAAACTGTGGACGTGGTACCGTGCTGGTGGGTTTGAGTGTATTGCCGCTTGGCTGCACGCCCGTGACGTCACCAAATTTAATCCGTCGGCCGCGCCCGCGATGACTGAGTTTAAAGCTAACCTCGTGGAGCATGGAATGTCTATGGCTGAGTCCTTTCTCGTGGAGATGCTGCGCGCCCGTAAGGGTGAGTTTGCCCGTGGAGTCATTGGATCACCTATGCACGCGCTTTGTGATCGTTTGACAGGGTTAGCGCCTAGCAATGTCAAAGTACCGCAAGCAGCGCTCCTCCATGCTTTGAAGGAGGCAGGGTGGGTTGATATGGGCAGGTTAGCTAGTGCAGATTTTACCAGTAAGAAGCATATCTATGCTGCGCCTGAAGTAGCTAGTACGCTTAGTAAGTCTGAGTTACGGCGTGCTGTAGAGGATGCGCCTACGCCTCAAAAAGTCAATACCAAATGAACCAAAAAACGGGAGCGTTTTCCTGCAAAAAATGAGAGCGTTTGCCTGCAAAAAACGGGAGCGTTTGCCTGCAAGATTTAAAATGAAGTGGCTCCCGCGCATGGCGTGGGCTTCGGGCGCCGGCGGCAGCTGGTCAACCGGCAGCTGGTCAACCGGCAGCTGGTCAACCGGCAGCTGGTCAACCGGCAGCTGGTCAACCGGCAGCTGGTCAACCGGCAGCTGGCGCCAGGCGTAAAAAAGCCCCTAGGGGGTAGCTAGGGGCGGCGGGTTTGTGGTTAGCTAAAGATCTAACCAGTACGCCACGATGCCGGCCAATACAAGGCCAAGTAATATAAATATCATGTAGTTATCTTTCCGTTATACCGGCGCGCGAACAGCTGCGCGCTAGTCTTATCATTGAACCGAATACTGTAGTCTTCGCCCTGTATTGTGTAGTGAACTATATACATTTTTCGGCCGCCTTCGTATCAATACCATATTTATCAGAGTATGCAAAATCCTTGCTAGGTAAGCATAACGCAATATTATGCACATACGCTAGGGCGTGGTAAGCCCTAAAGTATCTAATTGCCTCCTGGGGCGTTTCCGCCTCATATTGTTTACAGCTGGTTTGAATTTGAAATTGATCAGTAAATTCTATTAAATAGCTGTTCATCTTAAAAACCCCCCGTACGATAGATATAGATCAACGCCAGGCCTAAGCCCATGGCGGCCATAAATAGGCCGCCTAATAAATAATCTAAAAATGTTTTCATTTATGCGGCCTTTTTTAACATAATTATTCTGTTCATGGTTTTACCATGGGCGGGGTATGCTATTAATGGAATAGACTTATCATAGCAAGCGCGGCAGCCGTTACACTTTCCATCATTAGCATACGCTTGGCATAGCGTCATATTTTTTGTAACGTCGCTAGGCGTTGGGATGATAACAGAGCCGTGCAATTTTTTGACATATTCGCCCGTTACGCTATCGCTAGAAAATCGTACGCTTACATTATCTAAAGACTTCATGGCCGCCAAGACTAACCTATATTTTGGAAATTTATGCATTCTAGTGGGTAACCAATGTTTAACCCATGGCGTACGCTTCATAACTTCTAAAATCTTTTCGGCTAGGCCTAGCGCGTACATATCCCCGCTATCAAACCAACGGAAATAACGGCTAGAGTCTAAGGCCTTTACCATATCATCCGCCCATTCTAAGCGCTGCCAATCTAAGCGATTAAATTCCCTTGGCGCTTTCACGTTAGGAAAACGGTAACTTCCGCCCACGGCATAGCAGCCTTTGCACGCGTCTACTAATTCGCCGTTTTCTATTGATGCGGGGCAAGTGTCTCGCGCTTGCAGCGACCAAGACATAATCCCGTCTAATTTACTTGTTTTGGATAGTTTTACGCTCATTATTTTTGGCCTCTTAAATATTCGCCGCTAATTGGGTTGAAATTGGCAATTATGAGAAGTCTAAAAGACTGTTCACTTAGGGGTTGAAAACCCTTAGTTTTGGCATATTGCAAGTATTCTTGATAATTTGGCATGGTTTAATTTCCTTTATTTGAGTTTAGTTTATTAATTTCTTTAGCGATATCATCCCCGCCTATACCTCTAATCCATCCGCGGCCGAACCATTGGCCACGGTGTAAGTCTAGATCTATTCTATTTTCGCCCCAAGATATTTGTATAACGCCAGCATTCGCGCGGATAGCTGTTTTAATTTTGGCCATTATTTGAGCCTTGCTAGGTTTACGGCCGGTAAAAAAGTCTTCCCATAATGTGTGAAATTCGCTCATTTTATGTTTTCCTTTAGTTTATTTTGATGTGGTTTTAACACAATATACAGCTGTAATCTTCGTATATTTTGCAAGCGTATCCGCGGATATGGATAAATCAGTTACCAGGGTTTTATAGTCTATAACTTGTCTGTTAGTAGCGCTTACAGTAGCTTTGAATAGCGCGCCTTCAAATACTTTATTATCAGTTAGTGAAGCGTGATCTTTTAAAGTATCTTTGATCATATCCGCTTCTTTAGTTAACGCTGCTATCTGTGCTAACAGCGCGCCAAGCGTATCAACGCTCATATGTTGAATATTAGTTAGTGCATTCATACTATGTTTTCCTTTAGTTTAGATTAGATTAGTTTATTGTGCTGCTAGGTTTGATTATACACACTTCTCAAAATAGTGTAACTAATTTTGTAGCATTTATACAAATATGGGTCAAATTGTCAAAATATTGTCTTAAATTGTCAAATGACAATGGCCAAATGACAATTGATAGCGCCAATTGGCATAATGCGCGGGAAGATTTATAGGTCAAATTGTCATTTTATTAAGTATATTTAAGTAGATTAAATTTATGATATATATAGCTACTAAAGCTACGACTAAAACAGGAATGACAATTGACCTATATGACCTATAATTTCCCGCGCCCTATGCCGGCGTTAAAAATCCCTAAACTAATTTATATGTCTAATTGTCTTTTGACAATATGACATATAAGTAAAAGCCTAAGCGCTAACTATTTTTCGGTGACAATGTGACAATGTGACAATGTGACAATGTGACAATGTGACAATGGCCGCCGGCGCTCTACAATTACCCGCCAATTAAACGCCCTGGTAAAAACGCCCACGTCATGCCGCCGCTGCCGCCGGCTTTTTTGCTGCCGCCTGCTGCCGGTTAGCCGGTTGCTGCTGGCCGGTTGCTGCCGGCCGCCTGCTTGCAGCCGGCTGCTGCTGGCCTGCCGGCCGGCGGCCATTTTGATGGGGGGGGTAGGGCCGGCGACCGACCGGTCACGCTGCCGGAGGGTTTGCTCAAACTTTTTATTTTTTTATAAAAATTGCATCCTCCCCGCTAAAACTTTGATACACTATGCGAATGTTTGATAACTTTCATTCCTATGTGTATGAGCCACGCAAGCTAGAGGCTACCGAGGCTAGACTGCAACGCATTTACGACGCTGCCAAGTTAGGACTCAAAGGCGACACGTTAGCCCTTGCTGCTGGGATGCGCCCTACCGAATACCGACAGCTCACGCAACTAGATCCTATTGCTGAATACGCTGAACAAAAAGGCAAAGCTGATGGCGAGATGGAGTTATCAGCGATACTGCACAAAGCCGCAGCCGATGGCGACGCTAAAGCCGCGCTAGAAATCCTCAAGCACCAGCATGGCTGGGTAGCTAAACAACAACTGTCGATAGATGTTGAGCAGCGCATCTCGATCACAGCCGCACTCGAACAAGCCGAAACGCGCGTCATCGAAGGCGTGTTCAAACAAGTGGATGACCAAGAAATGATCCACGTGAAACCTCAACTCAAACAAAAGGTGGCGTAATGGCGGATAACAAACTAGCGCCTATAGCATTAAATGCTTTGCAAAGTAACGCTATGCCGCTATCGGTATTTGACCGTGCCGTACAAGAATATCCATACTTAGCCGACAAAAACATTAACTTTATTAGTACGCCCAACCCTAAAGAATCTAGAAAGTTAGAGTATTACGCGCCCGATGAACCAGGCTCACCTCAGTACCCACGCCCTAAAGAGCTACCTATGGGATCCGTTGGATTGCAAGTGTTTAGTAATAAAGTCAAACCAATGGACGTAGTAGCGGATTACGTTAGTCATTACGCCGTTAAAAATGATCCTAAACTCAAAGAAATTTATGATCAGTTTGAAACAAGCCTTGACCCTGAGTTACTCAAGCAGCGCTACGACTATCATAAAAAGAAGTTTGGTGAAAAGCGCTCGTTTGATCAATGGAAAAATATGACAGGCGTACCTGAGTTATTTCGTGGATATACTTTTAAACAATGGGATAACCCCGAAACAATGTTTACGCCTGCACAAATTGAATTGATGAACCAAGCCCGTGGCCATGTAGGCGTAAAGTAAATGCAATCCACCATTTACTCAGCGCAAGACGAACAAGAGTTAATGTCACGCCTGTGGAGTCCTGCGATTAAGGACAATCCACTAGCGTTTGTGATGTATTGCTACCCTTGGAGTCAAAAGGGTACGCCGCTAGAGAATTTCACAGGGCCTAGAAAATGGCAACGTGAAATCTTACTGGACATAGCCGAACATATTAAGCAGAACCAAGGCAAGCTGGACTTCGATGTACTGCGAGAAGCGGTAGCGTCTGGGCGGGGAATTGGTAAGTCGGCGCTAGTGTCATGGCTAGAGCATTGGATGTTATCAACCAGAATAGGCGCAACCGTCATCGTGTCGGCTAACTCGGAAAGCCAGCTCAGAAGTGTCACCTGGGCGGAGATTACTAAATGGCTCAGTATGTCCATCAACAGCCATTGGTTTGAGGTATCGGCAACACGGGTGATGCCAGCCAAATGGTTGACTGAGCTAGTCGAGCGGGATCTGAAAAAAGGCACACGGTATTGGGGTGTTGAAGGACGGTTATGGTCGGCGGAGAATCCTGATGCTTACGCGGGGGTTCACAACTACGACGGGGTAATGGTTATATTCGATGAGGCGTCGGGTATTGATGATTCTATCTGGGCGGTGACAAGCGGGTTCTTCACAGAGAATACGCCCAACAGGTTTTGGATGGCGTTTAGCAACCCACGGCGGAACAGCGGGTATTTCTATGAGGCGTTCCACTCCAAGCGGGAGTTTTGGAAAAATCGCAACATCGACTCACGCCAAGTCGAAGGTACAGATAAGAACGTGTATGAACAGATCATCGCTGAGTACGGCTCGGACTCGGTGCAAGCCCACGTCGAAGTGTACGGACTGTTCCCGAACGCGTCCGATGATCAGTTCATTAGCGTCAACACAGTCGAAGAAGCTATGCAACGGGAAAAATACAAGGACAATACTGCGCCCATCATCATAGGGGTTGACCCTGCACGGTTCGGCTCGGACTCAACCGTCATCGCTGTTCGGCAAGGACGGGATGTGATAGCTATTAAGCGGCACAAGGGTGACGATACGATGGAAACAGTTGGGCGGGTCATCGAGGCCATCGAGGAATATCAACCAGCGCTAGTCAACATCGACGAAGGTGGACTTGGAGCTGGTGTAGTGGATAGATTGAAAGAGCAACGCTATAAGATCAAAGGTGTTAACTTCGGGAACAAAGCAAAGAACAGTATGATGTATGGTAACAAACGGGCAGAGATGTGGGGCGATATGCGGGAATGGCTCAAGTCAGCCAGCGTGCCTACGGATCGGTACTTGAAAAGTGATCTGATCTCGCCCATGATGAAGCCTGATAGCAAGGGAAGCATTTTCTTGGAATCGAAGAAAGACATGAGATCAAGAGGGCTAGCGTCACCTGACGCAGCCGACGCTATTGCATTGACTTTTGCTTTTCCTGTTGCACATCGGGAATATAAGGGTATAATCCGAAAGAATACGTACCAGAATCAAGGTGCGGTCTCTAAT